CTATGCGTTGCGGTGTTGATGGATGGCTTCGAAACGCTCGGCGCAGGCAGGTCCACAAAACAGCCTGGCCGGATCGCTGTCAAAGTCTTCGCTGCAGTCCGGGTTGTGGCATTCCCCAATGGGTGGAGCAACGTTGCTGGCCCGCGTTGCGTGCCGGGCCAATGCGCGTTGCAGATGGCGCGCTTCCAGTTCCTGCGCCTCGTCGATGGTGTCCGTCATGCCAGCTGTATTTTATCGGGGGTTGATCGCACCGATTGAGAACGCCGCGACGTCAGTGAAAAACGCGGGCTCGGCATCGGATCGGCATTCGCAGTTGCAATGGACTTCAGGCATGCAGGCTCCTTGTGCATGGGTGCCCCGAGGGGCGATGAACTGAAACGAGGGGCCGTCTCTGACGGCGATCGCATGATCGGAAAAACGGTTCTCGCCAACTGCGACGCAACGTCGCGCAGGCGAGATCTGCGGACGTCATCGCAGATCCATCGCTTGCCGATCGCCTTCATCGGGATCAGGGATGCAAGGTGCTGGAAGGTGTTGCAGAAAGCATCCATTTCCGACACCATGGTCACGTCATCTCCCTCCACCTTGCCCTGGCCACGCCACGTCGGTCCGCCGTCGCGTGGGCTGCATACGGCAGGCATTGCACCGCGCATTGGCCACTACCCGCTGCGGTGGACCGATCCACGTTTCAAAGGGGCCCTGTCCAATGCACGCACCGCACCCAGCGCAGGACATCGTTCCGGCGTTCCTGCAGGCCATGCACGCGCACGGCATCGTGCCGGATGCACGCGGCCGCGACGCGATCAACGCCGATGGCGCGCTGGTGCGCTTCCATGTGGAAGGCGACCGTCGTGGCACGCGCAATGGCTGGGCCGTATTGTTCGGAGACCACGTGCCGGCCGGTGAGTTCGGCAGCTGGCGCACCGGCAGCCGCCATGCCTGGTGTGCGAAGCCGGAAACCACACTGAGTGCTGCCGAACAGCGCACGATCCGGCAACGCCAGGAAGTCGCCCGTACCGAACGGGAACGGCAGCAGCGCGAACGTGAGGAGGCCGCAGCCAAGGCCGCCAATGTATTGTGGAACCGCGCCCTTCCCGCAGATGCGCACCATCCCTACCTGGTACGCAAGGGCATCCACGCGCATGCGCTGCGTGTGGCGGCATGGCCCGTGCGCAACAGCGACGGCCTGGTCTTCCGCTACATCGACAATGCCCTGCTGGTGCCGGTGATGAACGCCACGGGCCGGATCGTCTCGCTGCAGGCGATCTTTCCGCGCACCGATCCAGCCCTCGGCCGCGACAAGGACTTTCTCAGCGGAGGCCGCAAACAGGGTTGCTTCCACGTCATCGGCAAGCCGCTGCCTGGACAGCCGATTGCCATTGCGGAGGGTTACGCCACGGCGGCGTCAATCCACCAGGCCACGGGCGGGTGCGTGGTGGTGGCCTGGGACGCAGGCAATCTCGCTGCGGTCGCCCGTACCTGGCGCAGCGCGGTTCCCGATGCCTCCTTCGTCATCTGTGCCGACAACGACCAATGGACCCGGCAACCGTTGGACAATCCTGGTGTCACCCACGCCACTCGCGCCGCCGCAGAGATCGACGCACGTGTGGTGTGGCCCGAGTTCGCCGCGCTGCATGACGACGATGACCGCCCGACCGACTTCAACGATCTGCACCTGCGCGAAGGACTGGAGGCAGTGCGCACCCAGCTGCTCCCTCGGCCGCCTGCCATAGCCGAAGAAGACACTGCGGAAGAGGATGCGCCATCGTCGTCCAACGCACGCTACCAGGTGCCCGGCAACCTGTCCGCATTCGATGCCTTTACTCCGTTTCCAGACACCAGCGCACGCGGACGGCCGCTGCCGACCGCGCGCAATCTGGCCGAGCTGTGCCGGCGCACCGGCGTCACCGTGCGCTACAACGTCATCCGCAAGGATCTGGAGATCCTGGTCCCGGGGCTGCAGAGCACGGTCGACAACGCCAAGGAGGTGGCCGCCGGCGAAGTGATGGACTGCATGCACCGCGCCGGCATGGCCATCACCAGCTTCGAGACCAACCTGTGCCAGGTAGCCGAGGCCAATCCGTACAACCCCGTCGCAAGCTGGATCACCTCACGGCCCTGGGATGGCCAGTCCCGCCTGCAGGCGTTCTTCGACACCGTGCAGGAGGCCCAACCCACGCGCATGGGCGACGGACGCATCCTGAAGGAAGTGCTGATGCGGCGATGGCTGATCTCCGGTGTGGCTGCTGCGTTTGAACCGGACGGCGTAGTGGCGCGCGGTGTGCTGACCTTCGTTTCGAAGCAGAACCTGGGCAAGACACGCTGGGCACGGCAACTGGCACCGGCCGAGCTGCAGCTGATCGCCGATGGCGTGGTGCTCGATCCGGCCAACAAGGACAGCGTCAAACAGGTCATCTCCAAGTGGATCGTGGAGCTGGGCGAAGTCGACGCCACGTTCCGTCGCACCGACATCGCTGCGCTGAAGTCGTTCATCTCGCGCAGCCACGACGAGATCCGCCGCCCGTATGCGCGCACGGAATCCCGCTATGCGCGGCGCACCATCCTGTTCGCCAGCGTGAATGACGAGCGCTTCCTGCGCGACGCCACCGGCAACACCCGCTGGTGGACCGTGCATGCCGTGGGCCTGGGCGAACCGGCACGGATCGACATGCAGCAGGTGTGGGCCGAAGCCCATGCGCTCTACTGCGACGGCGAGACCTGGCACCTGTCCAGCGAGGAACTGGATGCGCTGAACGCCACCAACGGTGAGCACGAACCGATCTCGCCGATCGCCGAGCTGATCGACCGCCATTTCGACTGGTCCGTCCCCGCCGCGCAGTGGAGCGCACAGTACCGTGCCACCGAGATCGTCATCGCAGTAGGCATCGACAAGCCGAACCGCCGCGAGGTCAACGAGGCCGCGGCCTATGTGGTCAAGCGCCATGATGTGCGTACGAAGGTGGTCGGCAAGGAGCGGGCCAAGGTCTGGTTGATGCCACCGCGAAAGCTCAGCCTCGCCGGGCACGCAGCCGGTCCGTTCTGATGCCATGACTCCATGATGGCCATCAGATCAGCGGCGACAGCTCTGAGTGTCACCCCAACCCGTCGGGATGATAGTAGATGAAAGGTGTTGACTTGAGAGGTCTGCAGAGGCAAGATATCCGTATCGGCTTCGCCACCTTCCAGGAGCGCTTCCGCCATGCCTCGTCCCCAACTGCATGCCTTCGAAGGTGAGCAGCTGACCGTGCAGCAGATCCACCAGCGGGTACCGGTGCTTTCAGAACGCACCATCCGCGACCACCTCGCTGCCGGCCGCCGTACACGTTCCGCCATGCTGTGCTTCGACCCGGTCGCGGCGGCTGCTCGCGGTGGCCGCATCACCCAGCGCATCCTGCGCGCGCGCAACACCGCCGGCCGCGATTCCTGACCCGCCCGCACTGCCGAATTCCTCCAGGAGTAGATTCCGCATGATTCCCGCCTCCCTCGACAGCGGCCATCGCATGATTGCCGACACGCTGGCCGCGTTCCGTGCCGGCCCCGCTCTGGGCAGCATCGCGCTACGGGCGGCGCCGCAAGCGCGTCCTCCGCTCTATATCGGCATCGCCGGCAGCAGGCGGGCGGGCAAGGACACCCTCGCCAACGGACTGGCCTCGGCACTGGCGCTGCCCTGCGACAGCTTCGCCGCCCCGCTGCGGCAGTTCGTCGCCTCCCTCCTCGGGCTGTCGCTGCGTGAACTGGACAGCCGCAAGGAGGACGCCATCGACTGGCTGGCCGAGCTCACGCCGCGTCACCTGATGCAGACCGCCGGCAGCGAATGGGGGCGCGATCGCATTCACCCCGAGCTGTGGGTCCGTTCGCTGTTCGCGCGCCTCCCGGCGGGCGGCCTGGTACCTGATGTCCGCTTCGCCAATGAAGCCCATGCGATCCACCGCCGCGGCGGTGTCGTGATCCGCGTCAACCGCCCGGGCCATGGAGCCCATGACACCCGCGCCAGCGAGCAGTCACTGCCCGATGAACTGGTCGACATCGAGGTGAGCAACAACGGCAGCCAGGCCGATCTGGTACGCAGGACGCTGGACCAGCTGCTGTCGCGCGGCTTGATCTGAGCCTGTCTCAGGGCCGCGCTGCCCCGTCTCTTCCACTGACTCGATCGCAGGTTCCGGCCCATCATCGGCGAAAATGATGTAAGGTCGTCCCCCATCACCGACGACACCTGTCGTCACCCTGCATCCCCAACCCATTTCGCAGAGAGGAAACGCCATGGAGGTCGAACAGTTCACGTCGATGCGCCTGAAGGCCATCGAGTTGTTCAAGTCCCAGCCCAAGGGCAGCAAGGACACCGTGAGCCTGGACGCGATCTTCATCTCGCTGTGCTCGCAGGCCAATGTCCAGGCCGACGCCGGCGGTGCCAGGCAGGTGCGGACCGCCGCACGCCCTGGCAACCAACAACCGCCCGCACCGTGGTTCACCGAAACCCTCGCTGCCTTGAAGGGCAAGGGCGAGTCGATCACCGTGGCGCGCTTTCTGATGTTCGCCAACCGCTTCCCGGTCAAGCGCATGGACCAGGTCAACGCAGCCCGCTGGCTGCGCGACGCGGGTTACATCCCGCGCAAGACCGGCGGCAATCTGGTATTCGATCTTTGATCCAGCGCCTCCTGCAGTCCTGAAGCCCCGGCATCGTCCGGGGCTTTTTCGTTTCAGGGCCCGCTCGCCTGCATGAGGATGGCCAACGGGGCGTCGTCCTCACCCTGTACCTGCCGCATCTCCTTGATCTGCCCTTCCTTCCACCCTGTGAGGACCACGAGTACGAAAGGACAGGGAAACATCGGTGGCGACGGCCAGCAGTCGCGAGGCATCACACCGCGGCCTGCTGCACTCCTCACCCGTCCTCGCGGCGCCGATGAATGCCTTCAGCACAAATAATCGCAAGTAGATGAAAGGTGTTGACCTAAGTGACGGGATGGCAACAGTGGAGATCAATGCCACTGACGACACCCTTCATGAACGCCCTGCCCGACAGCATCCAGACCCTGGCCGAGGTCATCGGCGAATCCGCAGCCCTCACGCTGGTGCGTGCGTGGCCGCCGACCACCTCCAGCACCACCGGCCGTCACCGCGTCATCGTCTACGTCCCCTCCACCCTGCCCGACCAGCATCGGCTGATCGACATCCTTGGCCACGACGTCGCCCGGCGGCTGGTCGCGCACTTCGGCGGCGAACTGTTGTTCCTGGCGTCCTGCTTCGCTGCCGGCGCGCACGAACGCCGTGAGCAGATCGCCCGCGCGGTCGCCAGCGGCATGCCGCGCGAACATGTGGCACGTGAGTTCGGTGTCTCGCAGACCACCATCAAGCGCGCCCTGCGCGGTGCCCGCTCCGCGCCACCACCGGCGGTCCATCCGGCCCTGCTCAAGGGTTACGCGCGCGCATGAACGAAAGTGACCTGCTGGCCGGTGTACCGGACTGGGCCAAGTACCTGGGGGGAACCTCGGGCGTGCTGATCGCGGTATCGCTGTGGCTGCGCCAATGGTTGTCGTCAGCCAAAGTCGACCGTACCGCCGACGAAGCCACCAGCAACACGCTGCGCACCCTGCAGGAGCAGCTGGCCGCCGAACGCACCCGCGCCGACGGCCTGATGCACGAACGCGAGGCAATGGCGCAGGAGATCGGCCAGCTGCGCGGCGAGGTCAGCGCCCTGCGCGCACAGATCGTCCAGCAGAGCGTGCAGATAGACGCGCTGCTGGCGCTGGTGCGCAAACAGCCGGGAGCCGCTGCATGACCGCCGCCACAGCCATCGCCCTCGGCGGCGCCAATGTCGCCGCATTCCTGGACATGCTGGCCGTGTCCGAAGGCACCGACTTTCCCGGCCAGCGCTCGCGTGACCGTGGCTACGACGTGATCGTCGGTGGCCAGCTGTTCAGCGACTACCGCGACCATCCCCGGGTGCTGGTGTCGCTGCCGCGCTATGGCATCAAATCCAGCGCCGCCGGTCGCTACCAGTTCCTGCGCAGTACCTGGGATGACCTGCGTGCACGGCTGGACCTGCCCGACTTCGGCCCGGTTTCGCAGGATCGCGCAGCGGTTGCGCTGCTCAAGCAGTGCGGTGCCTACGAGCTGATCCGACTGGGACGTTTCGATGCCGCCGTCACCGCGGCCCGGCGCATCTGGGCGTCGCTGCCCGGCGCCGGCTATGGGCAGAAGGAACATGCGCTGGAAACACTGCGCGTGGCCTACCGCACCGCCGGTGGAGCCCTGCAGTGACACCCCTCGCCCTGCGGTTCCGAATCGGCCTGCTGGTCCTTGCCGGAAGCCACGCAGGCTGCGCCTGGCTGGGGTGGACGCTACGGGACCGCAGCGCAGACCTCGCCGATGCCAGCGCCCAGGCCGCACAGCAGGCATCGCGCGCTGACTCGGTGCAGGCCGCACACCAGCAGAACCTCGCCAATCTCCGTACCAGCGCTCAGGCCGAATCACGGCGCCTGGCCACGCAGGCCGAACGCACCCGGCAATTCACCAACCTGCAACAGGACATCGAGACCCATGCCAAGACGCCTGGCCGTGATCGCGGCGACGCTGATGCTGAGTTCGTGCGCATCTGGCGCGAAGCCAACGCCGGCCGCGCCCTGCCTCGTTGATCTCAGCATCGCACCGGCGCAGTTGCGTGCGCCGGACGAGCTGCCGGACCTGCAGGCTGCCACCGATGATGCACTGCTGCGCAACCACGTTGCGGTCGCGCGGCAGTACCACGCGCTGGCCGATCAACTACGAGCGCTGCTGTGCAGCCTCGGCAGTCAGCGCGGCATCACCCTCAACGGCGCGGTTCCGGTAACGCCTCCAGGCTGCGGCGTCGCTGCCGGCCACAACCACGGCGCTGTGCCGGCCTTCTGATTCCGCCGCGGGCGGCCACGCCTGCAATGCCGTGCCGCTCAGGTGATGGCAACACTGGCTGCAGACCGCGCGTGCCACAAGGCCACGTGCTTCCACCATTCACTACATGAGCTGATATGGCGACTGACTCCCCCTCCCCGACGCTCGACACACTGCACGGCGCCATCGAAACTGCCATCCGCGAACGCTTTCCGGACTTCGCAACCGTCGAGTTCTATCGCGAGACCAGCACCGAAGGCATGCCCACACCGGCCTGCCTGCTGGCACTGACCCGCTGTGACCGCAGCCGGGAAGGCAATGACGGCAGCGGACTGCTGCAGGCGGTGCTGCGTTTCGAGGCACGCGTCGTCGTAGCGGCCGATAGCACCGCAGGCGCGCTGCACCTGCGCAATGCCGCGATTGCACTGGCCACCTGGCTGCACCAGATAGGCCGCTTCCACGGCGCCTCCAGCGGCGCGATCGACGTGATCGCTGCCCTGCCCGAAGACACCGCAACCGCACAGCCCGGCCTGCACAGCTGGATCGTCGAATGGTCACTGCCGGTCGCGCTGGGCGACAACGCCTGGGACGATGAAAGGGGCCCAGTGCCGCAGGCATCCTATAGCTTCGCGCCAGAGATCGGCCTTGACCATGCGACGCGCTACCAGCCCCTGCCGGAGCGCGCGCCATGAGCGCCGAACACGCACGTTTGATCGGCAATCTGCTGATGATCGGTGTCGTGCGCGAGCTGGACGAAGCAGGCGGCCGCGTGCGCGTAGATGCCGATGGCATGCTCACCGACTGGATTCCCTGGCTGGAACGCCGGGCCGGACCCGGCGTGCGCAGCTGGTGCGCGCCCGAGCCGGGCGAGCAGGTCGTACTGGCGTGCCCCTATGGTGACCCCGGCCAGGCGCTGGTACTCGGCAGCCTGTACCAGGACCGCTTTCCGCCACCGGCCGACTCGCGCCTGCGGCAACGCACCGAATTCGCCGACGGCAGCACCATCGAATACGACCAGGAAACCACCACCCTCAACGTCCATGTCGGCAGCGGCAAGGTCATCGTCACCTGCGCGAATGCACAGGTGATCGCCAGCGAATCGATCGTGCTCGATACACCGTCGATCAAGGCGACCGGCAACCTGGACGTCAGCGGCGCGATCAATGCGGGCAAGGACATCAGCACACCCGCCGAGATCAAGGCAGGTGCCATCGGGCTGAAGGCACACAAGCACACCGCGCAGGGGCCGACCGCTCCGACCACGCCGGCGCAGGCCTGATCGGCCACGCCTGCAATGCCCTGAAAAACCGCACTTCACGACGATAGAGGCCATGCGAGGAATCGACGCCAACACCGGCAAATCATTGGATGGGCTCGCCCATCTGCACCAGTCCGTGCGTGACATTCTCACCACGCCCCTTGGCTCCCGCGTACTGCGCCGCGAATACGGCTCGCGCGTGTTCGAACTGATCGATGCGCCGACCAACCGCTCGTTGCGCATGGACCTGATCGCGGCCACCGTCGACGCGCTCGCGCGATGGGAACCGCGTCTCCACGTCGAGAACGTCGACGTCTCCCTCCCCGCCCCCGGCGTGATGATCCTGGCAGTGACCGGAATCCATCTGCCCGACGGCGAGGCCATCACCATCGAAGGAATCGAGGTTCGCTAACCGTGGCATCCGGCTCGTTCACCAGTGTCAATCTCTCCCAGCTGCCTGCACCGGCGGTCATCGAAGTGCTCGATTTCGAAGCCATGTTCGATGAGTCGCTGACTGCGCTCCAGGCCCTGGATCCCACCTTCGACGCGCTGTTGCCGTCGGACCCGGCATTCAAGATCCTCGAGGTCTGCACCTACCTGCGCCTGCTCGATCGCCAGCGCGTCAACGACGCAGCACGTGGCGTGATGTTGGCATATGCGGTCGGCAGCGACCTGGATCATCTCGCCGCGATCTTCGGCATCGCCCGCCAAGTGCTTGACCCGGGCAAGCCACAGCAGGGCGTCCCACCGCGCTACGAAAGTGACGAGGATTTCCGACGCCGTATCCAGCTGGGGCCTGAAGGTTTCAGCGTGGCCGGACCGGAGGGCGCGTATGTCTTCCATGCACTAAGCGCCGATCCTCGGGTACTCGACGCAAGCGCCACCAGCCCCACGCCGGGCGAGGTCGTGGTCTCGGTGCTGTCGCGCGAGGCGGATGGAACCGCCACCCAGGGCCTGCTCGATATCGTCGAGGCGAAGCTGAGTGCGGATGACGTGCGTCCGCTGACCGATCACGTAGTGGTGAAACCCGCTGCCATCGTCAACTACTCGGTTGACGCTGCACTTTTCACCTTTGCAGGCCCGGATTCCCAAGTTGTGCTGGCCGAAGCGCGCACCCGCCTTGACCGCTACATCAGCGAATCGCATCGGCTCGGTCGTGACGTCACCCGTTCGGGACTGTTCGCCGCACTGCATGCCGAGGGTGTGCAGCGCGTGGAGATCAGCAGCCCGGCGAAAGACATCGTGGTCGATCGTACCCAGGCCACGCACTGCACCAGTGTCACGCTGACCCATGGCGGCAACGATGAGTGACGCTGCCACCCGCCTGATCGGCGCGCGTCTGCGCGGTGCCATCGATGGGCGAAACCGTACCTTCCGTCATCCGGGTGGTGCACTGGCGACCTTGCAGGCGGTGTACCGTACCGACCAGCAAGGACGGCAGCGGTTGCGCGATGTTGCCATCAGCGGCGCCACGGTCACCCTGTCGGTCGCCCCGGCACCCGGCACGCTGATCGAGGGTGACGCGCAGATCGTGGTTCCGCATGCCTCCAGCCTGCTGCCACCCAATGCCACCCACGCCGAACGTGGACTGACCCGCGCCATCGTCGCCCGTCCGCTTCCGGTGGACATCACCGCACTGTGGGACGCCGACCGCTGCCCGACCGCGTTGCTGCCCTGGCTGGCCTGGGCGCTGTCGGTTGACGAATGGAAAGCGTACTGGCCCGAAGCCGTGAAGCGCGCCCGGGTGCGCACGGCCATTGCCATCCAGCGCCGCAAGGGCACATGGGGCAGTGTGCGCGACGTCGTCGCAGCGTTCGGCGGATCGATCCTGATCCGCGAATGGTGGGAGATCCAACCGAGAGGTACGCCCTACACCTTCGAAGCCGTGATGACCATCGCCAACCAGGGTGGCGAAACCGCAACAGGCAAGTTCGTCGATGACGTCATAGGCGAGATCAACCGAACAAAGCCTGTGCGCTCGCACTTCACCTTCACCCAGGGCATGCAGGCCGACACCGCTGTCGGCGTACTTGCAGGCGCCCACGCCACGGCGTTCCGCCGCATCCAACTGACCGGAGAGTAACCCCCGCATGCGTTTGAAAATCACTGATGCCGGCTTTGCCAAGCTGGTCAATCCGCCGAACACCGGTACCAACGCGGTGCTCGTGACCCAGATCGGCCTGACTTCCACTGCATTCACGCCATCGGCAGGCATGACCACACTTCCTGGCGAGATCAAGCGGATCGCAACCTTCGGTGGACAAGCCGTGGGTGACGACACTCTGCACCTCACCATCCGCGACGACAGTACGTCCGCCTACAGCCTGCGAGGCTTCGGCCTCTATCTGGCAGACGGCACATTGTTTGCCACCTTTGGCCAGGCCGATCCGATCATGGAAAAGACGGCAGAGTCAATGCTGCTGCTGGCCACCGACACGCGCTTTTCCGAGATCGATACCACGCAGATTCAGTTCGGCAATGCGGAGTTCATCTACCCTCCCGCCACCACTGAGGTGCAGGGCGTGGTCGAGCTGGCCACCAGCAGCGAAGCCGAAGACGGTAGCGACACCCAGCGCGCGATCACGCCACGCGGCCTTCGTGCATTCATCGACAAGCGTTTCGGCAGCACTGCGCCGACGACGTTCGTTCGCACGCTGCTGTCGATCGCTACGGATACGGCGTTCCGCTCCGCGCTGGGCCTCAAATCCGCAGCATTGAAGGATGAGGGTGCCGACAAGGGCCTTGATGCCGATCTTCTCGACGGTCGCCACGGTAACCATTACCTGGACTGGCGCAACATGACCGGCGTTCCTTCCAGCGTTCATGTTCCCGGTCAGGTGATCCTGTTCGCCGGCGCGACGGCCCCCAACGGCATGCTTCTGTGCAATGGCGCGGCCGTTCCACGCGCTTCGTATCCAGCACTTTTTGCTGCCATCGGCACCCGCTATGGCTCCGGCGATGGCACAACCACGTTCAATCTACCGCTGATGCGCGAAGGCACGGTGGTCGCGCACACCACTGATCCGCAATCCGTCGGCACATTCACGGCCGGCGCAGTCATCGCGCACGCGCATACAGGCACGACAGAGAACGCCGGGCTGCACGGTCACGCGGTAAGCATCGGCAATGCCGGCAGCCATGCCCATGGCGCAAGCGCCAGCGCTGTCGGGGACCATGCCCATGGTGCCTGGACCGATGCGCAAGGGAATCACAACCACGGCGTAAACGATCCCGGCCATTCCCACACATGGAACGGTCCAGCGTCCGGCGGCAGCGGTGGCTGGGCCGCGGCAACCGGTGCACGCCCCAATCCCACCGGCACCAGCCACAACGGCACGGGTATCTGGCTCAACGACGCAGGCAATCACGGGCACAACATCGGCATGAACGGCGCCGGTGGGCACACCCACTCGATCTCGATCGCGGCGGTCGGAGACCACAGCCATCCCGCCTCTCTCTCCAACGACGGCGAACACAGCCATGCCGTGAACGTGAAGCCTACCGGTGGCGACGCCAACCTGCCCGCCGGCCTCCGAATGATCTATTGCATCGCCTACTGAGGACACACGATTGACCACTGAACCACGATTTGCGTACTCCTACGATCCGCAGACCAGGGCCTATATGGGCACGGTGAAGCTGCAGCCATCGCCAGACGGACGGTGGCATCTTCCGGACTACACCGTTGAGGCCGCACCTCAACGCGCCGCTGGCGACTACCAATCACTACGCCTGAGCCAGGATGGCAGCCACTGGGAGCTGGTCGATGACTTCCGTAACCGGATGCTCTGGGACACGGTCACTTCTTCGGTGGTGCCCAATCGACTGGCGCTGGGCGAGAAGCTGCCGCCGGGCGTGACCCTGTCCGCTCCCTATCCGCTTACGGGAGGCGATGCGTACTTCAACGCCTGGAACGCTGACGCAGGTCGATGGGAGTTGAAGCCCGACTACAGCAACCGTCCACTGTGGAATCGTGCCGATGGCAGCCTCGCCGCACCGCTGGCCCGCGGCCAGGCACTCCCAGCCAGCGTCATCGACCAGGCACCGCCCGCAGAGCGTAAAGGTCCAGTCACCTATGACGAAGCCAGCGCAGCCTGGGTGAGTGTGATTGCGCCCGGGGACGAACCAGCGACTCCGCAGCAGCTGTGACATCGGGCCACGGCTGCAATTAAGCCAGCCGCGGCCAGATACGAAGATGTACCCATGCGGCGCAGATCGCGACCGCAGCACCCACCCAACCAAGGAAAAAACAACGCATGGCCGAATTTCTGCATGGCGTGCAGGTCGTCAACATCGATGGTGGTTCCCGCTCGATCGCTGTTGCCTCGACCAGCGTCATCGGCATCGTGGGCACCGCGCCCCGGGCCGACAAGATCGCCTTCCCATACAACACCCCGGTCCTGGTGACCTCGCGTTCGCAGGCTGCCAAACTGCTCGACGGCACCGCCACCGAAGTCGATGAGGGCACCCTGCCGGGCCAGCTCGACGCCATCTTCGACCAGTCCAACGCGGTCGTCGTCGTTGTCCGCGTCGAGAAGGGCGCCACCGAGAACGACACCCTGGCCAACGTGCTGGGCGGCGTGAACGCGCAGACCGGTGCCTACACCGGCGTGCATGCACTGCTGGCGGCAAAGTCGGTAGTGGGCATCAAGCCACGCATCCTGGCGGTGCCGGGCTTCACCCACACCCACGAAAAGCGCGACACCGAACTGCTGGCCAACCCGGTCGTGGCCGAACTGCTCGGCATCGCCGACAAGCTGCGCGCGGTGATCATCAAGGATGGCCCGAACAGCACCGACGACGCTGCCAGGAGCACCACCGCCCTGACCGGCTCCAAGCGCGTCTACGTGGTCGACCCGGCGCTGCTGGTGCAGTCCGGTGATGCCATCGTCACGCGCTACGCCTCCGGTGCAGTGGCCGGTGCCATCGCCCGCAGCGACAACGAACGCGGCTGGTGGGCTTCGCCATCGAACCTGGAACTCAACGGCGTGGTCGGTACCGCGCGTGCGATCGACTTCGGCCTGTCCGACGCGACCAGCCGCGCCAACCTGCTCAACCAGTCGAACGTGGCCACGGTCATCCGCGAAGGAGGCTTCCGCCTGTGGGGCAACCGCACCGCCAGCAGTGACCAGAAGTGGCAGTTCCTGTGCGTGGTACGTACTGCCGACATCATTGCCGACAGCCTCGAAGCTGCCCATCTGTGGGCCGTCGATCGCGGCATCAGCAAGACCTACGTCGACGACGTGCGTGAGGGTGTCAATGCCTTCCTGCGCGGCCTGAAGACCCAGGGCGCGATCCTCGGCGGCAACTGCTGGATCGACCCGGAACTGAACGCAGCGGACAGCGTGGCCCAGGGCCGCTTCTTCTGGGACTTCGACTTCACCCCGACCTACCCGGGTGAGCAGCTGACCTTCCGCATGCACATGAACAACAACTACGTCTCGGAGATCTTCTAAGCATGGCGCGCAAGATCCGTAAAAACTTCAACTTCTACGTCGACGGCAAGGGCTATGCCGGCAGCGTGATGTCCTTCACCGCACCGAAGCTGTCGCTGAAGACCGAGGACTTCCAGGCCGGCGGCATGCTCGCCCCGACCGAGATCGTGCTCGGCCATGAAAAGCTCACTGCCGATGTCGAGTTTGCCTCGGACGACGCGGAGATCATGAGCAAGTTCCACGTCGTTGAAAGCAAGGAATACGGCTTCACGGCCCGCGAGGCCCTGGAAGGCGATGACGGCGAAGTGACCCAGGTCGTGCACAACATGCGCGGCAAGGTGAAGCTGCTGGACCGCGGCGAAACCAAGGTCGGCGAGAAAGGCACGATCAAGGTCAGCCTGGCACTGAGCTACTACAAGCTGACCCATGGCGCCCAGGTCGTGCAGGAGATCGACGTGGTCAACATGATCGCCCGCCAGGGTGGCGTGGACGTGCTGGCCGGCATCCGCGGCGCGCTGGGTATCTAAGCCCGCACCTCACCGAGAAAACCGGGGGCGCCTCGCGCCCCCGCATCCATCGCACCGCATCGAATTCCAGGAACGCACCCATGTCCAGCAAGACCAAGACCCCCACCGACACCGTCATCGAGCGCGATGGCTTTGCCGAGATCACCCTCACCCGCCCGCGCCAGGTCAATGGCATGGAGACCGCCGTGCTGCGCATGCGCGAACCGACCGTGGAAGACATGGAGCGCTACCAGGACGACAAGGGCAGTGATGCACAGCGCGAAGTACGGATGATCGCCAACCTGTGCGAGATCTCGCCGGACGACGTGCGCAAGATGCCGTTGCGCGACTACGCCCGACTGCAGGCAGGCGTCGCGCTTTTTACCACCTGACCCTGCCGCAGATCAGGCAGGGAGTGCTCGCCCTGGCCGGTCATACCGGCTGGGGCCTGCGCGAGATCATGACACTGCGGGTGTCGAAGTTCATCTGGTGGATTCAGGGATTGCCGGTACATGGCCAATAACGTTCAAACGACAACGATCACGATCGGCGGCTCGGTGTCCAAGTCGCTGAAGGACGCATTGTCCTTCGCCAACGATGGCATCAAGCACATCGGCACCGAGTTGACATTGCTGGACCGCAGGCTTGCCCGCATGAGTACGACCAGCAAGGAATACGCCCGTATGCGTGCGCAGGTCGACGCGTTGCGTGCCTCGCAGGAGGGACTGGAGAGCATCGAGGCAAAGCGCACCGCCAACCTGGAGAAGCGCGAGAAGCTCGGCGCCTCGTTCAAGGCCGCACGCGGCACACTCGGCACCGCCGTCACCGCGTTGGCCACGCCGGTTGAGAACGCTTCCGGATTCGCCCGCCAGAACCAGCAGATCGGCGTAGCGGCCAACCTCAGCCGCGCCCAGGTCAGCGCACTTGGCCAGGCGATCCTGGAACAATCGCGTGCGACCAACCAGGGCGCCGATGCGCTGCAGCGCTCGATCAAGCTGATGGTCGCTGCCGGCATGGATGCGCAGTCGGCCCAGGCCAGCCTGGGTGCTGTCGGGCGAACCACTACCGTCACCGGTGCCAGCATCGATGATGTTGCCCAGGCCGCGGCCGCCCTGCAGCAGTCTTTCGATATCGATCCCTCGCGCATGCAGAGCGCACTGGATGTGCTGGTCGTCAACAGCCGGCAGGGCGGCCTGGGCCTGAAGGACATGGCCGAAGTGCTGCCTACCTTGGGTTCGTCGTTCGAAGCGATGAAGCTGCAGGGCACCTCGGCGGCCGCCACCGTCGGCGCCGCCCTGCAGGCGACGCTGGAATCGGCCGGCGGCGCCGACAAGGCCGCCAGCAACATGAAGAGCTTCATGTCCGAGGTGCTCTCGCCGGACATTCAGGAGAAGGCCAAGAAGAGCCTGAACCTGGATCTGCGCAAGATCATCGGCGATGCACAAACCAGCGGCGGCAATCCCTTCGATGCCGCGATGCAGGGGATCATCCAGGCGACTGCGGGCGACCAGAAGAAGATTGGCGCCCTGTTCAGCGATGCACAGGCGAAGAACTTCGTCCAGCCGATGATCGAGAACTGGGATACCTACATCCGCATCCGCGACACGGCGTTGAATGGATCGGCGGGTGCCACCGATGCAGCCTATGCCGATGCGATGCAGACCGATCCGCAGAAGATCGAAGGCGCCAAGATCGCCGTGGACAACCTGTCCAAGGTCTTCGGTGCGGCACTGCTGCCCGCGGTGGGCGAAGCCGCAGTCAAGCTGACCGAGCTGTTGAACGGGGTCACCTCGTTCGTGCAGGAAAACCCGAAGCTGATCGCCAACACCACGCAGATCGTGGTCGGCATGCTGGGCATGCGCACGGCGGTACTCGGCGCTCGCTATGCCTGGACCTTCCTGCAGGGCCCGATCCTGGGCGTGCAGAAGGCCTTGCAGCTGTTCCGGGGTGGCAGCCTGTTGGCCCAGATGGGGCGCTTCGGGCCAATGGCCATGCGCCTGGCATCGGGCTTCCGCATCGTCGCCACTGCCGTGGCCGCCATCGGTGGCGGGCCGATCACGATCGCCATCGCAGCGATCACCGCAGGTGCCATCCTGGTGCGCAAATACTGGGAACCGGTCAAGGCATTCCTGGGCGGCGTCTGGGAAGGTCTCAGCGGTGCAGGCACTGCGGCAATGGGTGAACTGATGCGTGCGATTGAACCGCTGCGCCCCGCCTGGGAAGTCATGAGTGGGTTGATCGGCCAGGCCTGGGATTGGCTGTCGAAGATGCTTGCACCTGCGCAGTACACCGGCAACGAGCTGTCTCGGGTTGCCCAGATTGGCAGCTTCCTCGGTACCGTTCTGATGGAAGGCCTGAGAATGAACATCCAGCTCATCAGCGGCCTGGTGCAGTACGTGGTCTGGATGGGCAATGTATACACGACCGTCGCCAGCGCGATCGGTAGCGGGATGAGCATGATGTGGACCGCGATCAAGTCCGGTGCCGAATCCCTGTTCGACTGGCTTGTCCAGAAGCTGGATTTCCTCATGCCCTACGTCGAGAAGCTGATGGGGTTCGTCGAAGGGGGCATGGGCAAGGTCAGTGCACTGGTCGGCAAGGGCCTGGACTTCGGGAAGGAAGTGCTTGCCGGTGGCGCGGAAGCGGTCGGCAACGGCATGGTCGGGTATACCAACATGCGGGCCGGCGGCCGGGGTGGCCTGAATGACGCCGTGGGCCTGGTCGGAGACGTCGCCACGTTGGACGCGGCGGGGGCGCGCAAGCGATGGGGAGGCATCAGCGAGGCCGCTCGCGGTCGCACCGCGCCCGACATGCCATCGCCCTCTTCGCGCGGCGTCACCACCGTGCAGCAACAGCAGACCAACAACATCACCATCCACCAGCAACCCGGTGAGTCCAGCGAATCGGTGGCACGTCGCACGGCCGATGAACTGCAGCGTCGCAACGCGGTTGCTGCCCGTGGTGGCCTGGCAGACAGGAACTAAGCATGAAGCGCGAGTTCGTAACCGCATCCATCGACAAGCTGTTGTCCAGTTTCCAGAGCAACGACTCCGGCAACGCCCCGGTGCTGCTGATGCTGGGTGGCTTCAAGTTCAGCCTCAACACCGCGGTGTTCCAGGAGATCCAGCAGAGCAACGAATATGGCTGGGCTGCGCAGGAGCGCATCGGCCAGATGGCCGCCCTGCAGTACACCGGCCCCGGCAAGGCCAGCATGACGCTGCCCGGCATCATCCACTATCAGTTCCGGGGCGCCGGCGATGAGCTCTCGCAGCTGCGCAAGCTGGCAGCGCAAGGCAAGCCCCAGCGGCTGCTGACCGGCAAGGGCGGGAACCTGGGGCTTTGGGTCATCGACAAGATCGACGCCACTGCCTCCGGCTTCACCGTCGATGCGGGAATCCAGCGGCACGAATTCACCCTCTCCCTGCGGAAGCACAGTGATGGCACGAACGTATAACACCCGCGACGGCGACGTCGTTGACCGCATCGCGTATGCGCACTATGGCGAGCAATCACCGGCCATTCTGCGCGCGGTGTTCGATGCCAATCCGGGCCTCGCCGCACGTGGCCCGGTGCTGGCCGCAGGCCTGGCGATCACCCTGCCCGAAGTGCAGCGCCCCGCCGGCGAACGCAAGGGGATAGCACTGTGGGACTGAACATCACACCGGCATTCCGCGTGGTGGCCAACAGCCAGGACATCACTGACAAGATCATGTCGCGCTTCAAGTCGCTGCGCATCACCGACGAGACCGACAACAACTCGGACATGCTGGAGCTGCAGCTGGCCGACCATGATCCGTCCGATCCGATCCAGCTGCCGCCGGCAGGCGCGGAGCTGGAAGCCTTCATCGGCTACGACGGCGAAGTACGGCGCATGGGCCTGTACATCTGCGATGAGGTGGAGATTTCCGGCTTCCCGGGCAGCATGACCCTGCGCGCGCGCGCCGCACCGTTCGAGGCCAGCAAGGGCGGCAAGAACGATCTGCAGACGCAGAAGACGCGCACCTGGAAGAAGGGCACGACGATCGGTGGCATGGTGCAGCGCATGGCCGCCGAGCACGGACTGAGCGCCGCCGTGAGTGGACCGCTGGCGTCGATCGTGCTGCCGCTGACGGTGCAGTCGCAGGAGTCGGACATGAACCTGCTGCTGCGCCTGGCCAAGCAGCATGATGCCATCGCCAAGCCGGGCGGCGGCCGCCTGATGTTCGTCAAACGCGGCGAATCCACCAGTGCCAGCGGTGAGCGTATTCCCGACGTTACCCTTACCCCCGCCGATGGCAGTGGCTACAAAGTGAGCATCGTCTCGCGCGAGAAGACCGGCACCACCATCGCCTATTACCGTGATGTACGCGTTGCCAAGCGCCAGGAGGTGAAGGTGGGCAGCGGTGAACCGATCGTGCGCCTGCGCATGGCCTACGCCGACCGCGAAGCCGCCGAAGCTGCAGCGCGCGCCAAGCATCAGGAACAAGCCCGACAGACGCGTACGCTCAGCTACACCCTGCCCGGCCGCGAGACCCTCATGGCCGAAGCCACGGTGGTGATGCAGGGCTTCCGCGATGGCGTGGATGGGCAGTGGCTGGTCAAGCGCGCCGAGCACACCATCAGCCACGACGGCTACATGACCAGCATCGAGTGCGAACAAACCAACAGTGCCGATGCAGTGAAGGCGGCCAGCAGTGCGGCAGCTACCGAAAGTGTGCAGGTTGGCAGCGAGGTGTAG